GGAAAATATTCTGAACATATCAGCAGTCTCTTCTTTGGCAATTCGTTGCTTGACCAATATTCTGTTAGGTGAAAACTGCGGCATTCTGATATTGTCACATCTACACGCTTTGTCATCCTCTCTTTGAGCTCTCTCCCACTCAAGGTAGTCGAAATAGTACTTAGTGTCGTTGTACTTGAAGTTAAGCATATATGCACTATTCTCATGTACTCTTGTTGTCTTGATAGTACTTGTAATACCCAGCCTAGGTCCACGTGAACATAGAGGTTTGCTCTGATATAGAGGGATATCAAACGTATTTTTAGGTAGAGGTTGGTCCTTCTTGATATCAGGTAACGTGTACCTTCTAACACCCGCAAATATTCCTTTTCTTATAGGTGCCTTAAAGTCACTGTATGATACATTACTATGAGCAAACGAAGGTTCACGGTTGATACTCTTAGGTATTATACTACCTAAGATAGGTGTACCAGGTAAATGAGGTCCTCTAGGTATAGCTACTTTGTAATCTATTGTTTGAGGGTATGCATCTTTGTTGGCATAAGAAGGTGTTCTACCCGGTAAGTCACCATGTTTAACAGAGTACTTGATATCTCTTGCATAGGTGTCGGATATCTCATATCCTCTTAGACCGGCTTTACTAATGAATATCTCATCATGTTTTAACAAGTACTCATGATTGAAAGCCAGTTCGAACGTAGGACGTCCTATAGCTGGAGGTATTTTATTAGCTTGTCCCCATTGCATGTCATATTTGTACACACCGGTGCTATAATTTAGGTGTCCATATCTGAACATCTCAACTTCTTGCCTAAAGAAGTACGAGTACGATTTTTTTAGGTCACTTCTATCATAAGAATATATTTTAGGAGTGTTATCATATGCCATATCATAACGCTTAGTACTATTAGCAACTGTTATTTTACTGTATATAATGTCCAAACGTCTAGATGTGACCGCCATTCTATTACTTAGGTATCGCCAGTTAGTACCTAAACTAACGTATTGAAGCACTACATCACTTTTACTGTCCAGTAGCTTATCAACTAAAGGTCTAGACTTGCTATATGAATACCCGGTCTCGAATATCTTAGATATATTAAACCTAGTTTTAAGGTCATAATAGTCACTTATGACAGCCTTTCTCTTATATGGATCCTTAATAAACAATAAACCTTCATATGTAGCTTTATAATCCCATGAGTGCTTATAAACAGCCTTGTTATCCGCTATTATAAAATATTTGTCATCTTTTTCTTTCACATTTACAGGTTGGTAGTACTCTTTATGTGTAAGATTTGGCAAATACGTAAACGAAAACTTAGTCTTTTTAATGAATGGGTATTCAGCCTCTGTATTGAAATTGTTATAAGCAAACAATATTGTCTTAGTCGTAAGAGGTTTGTAATACAAGCTCTTATAAGCCGAAGTGAAGATATGTTTACGATCTCTTAATAGGCTGTCATTTTCAATGATAATACCATTATGTCTAAACAGTGAAGATATCAGCATACCTATACTGTTCTTAATCTGGACTTTCATATGAGGACTTAGCACATCTTTTTCGATGATAATAGCATTGCTTCTATAGAACTTACTAGATGAGTACTTAGAAGGTAAGCTACCCATAATGTTATAGAACAAGTTGTCTTTCTCAATTATAATAGCATTATGTCTATATAAAGATGCTACAAAAGCACCCTTAGAATTTTTCACCAGATGAGTGATAGAAGCAGGTAATTTATCTTTTTCTATGATTATACCATTATGTCGATACAACGAATTAATAACTCTTTTATTCTTAATTAGGAGATGTTTATATGATCTGTTTACCGCATCCATTTCTATGATAATGGCATCATTTTTATATAGCTTACCTTTACTGTAATTATCCATGTACTTTAGGTATGAAGGTGTAGTGTTTAAATCTATCACATGTACGTTATTTTTGTACATCCGACGAATCATATCAACATACTTAAACCCAGCATTCATAAGTAGATAATCTATAGATTTACCAGTATTTCTATAAAAATTGATATTTTTAAGTGTTATTTTTCTGTCGTACTTAGAGTACTCGACTTTATGCACTGATATGTTCTTAACATATATGGGTTTTAAGCCATCTCTTACCATTCTAATGTATGAGCTTACTCTTTCAGAAAGGACATCAGTTTTAGGTTTATACAGTCTTAAATCGTCCGATAACAGCAAACCTTGGTCATAATGAAACACATAATCTTTAAGCTTTATTTCTTTTTTACGATATATAGCCTTTTTGATGATGTTTTCTATCTTTATGTTACTATATTTCACGTTTACAGATTTGTCAGGTCTAGTATAAAGGGTAGTATTACGATCCATTTCTATGGTGGTATAAGACGCCTTCATCTTAATTTTAGCTATATCGGATATGCTAGATTTATACAATTTCTCTTTTATTAAGGTTAAAATGAATGTATCAGTCTTGATGCCATCTGTTATAGTACTAGAGCTTTTATACAAGGATTTAATATAAGTTATCAAGTTCAACTGTCGCTTATCGAATCTGCTTTCATCTGATATTACAGAATACACTGTGTTCTTCACACCCATGTCCTGTAATAATAAAGCACCTTGATTATAAACCGCCCATTTCATCAATATAGGTGCTTCCGCATAAGAATATAGGATCTCTTTTATTTTATCATACGGACCCACAACTATAGGTGCTATAAGATTATTATAAGGTCTAGTTTTCTCTAATAATATACCAGTAAGGTCCTGAGCAAATACGGTGCTTTTAGATATAGTGTTTCTTAGTTGCTCAGCATCGTACATTGAACCTAAGTACTTGCTTATACCTAAAGCCTTATTATCTATCTCATTTTGAATAACTGTCTTTTTAGGTCTCTCGTAGTTGGTTTCTCTACCTAAAGGTCCACCCAATAGTTCTGGTTGGTATAACCAACCAAAGTACTCTTTGATACCTATATCTATATCTACAAGGACATGTCTATTAAATCTCGACAAATGTAATACATCACCAGTATCTTTATCTGAAGGTAAAGAATTTCTTAGCAAATGTCCAGGTCGGTATTCAGTTGACTCTATAGCATCGGATATTTCATTAACAGTGTGATATTGTACTGGATACACCCCATTTTTTCTATTTAATAACTTATTGAATGAAAATGTCGTTCTAACAACCATACTAGGTCTTGTTATGGCGTCTTTTAAGGCAATATCAAGCTCATCGTATTGACTAACTCTCTTATATACGCTCGTATTACCTTTCTTGATCGCAACTCTTAATGGTTTTATGAGTTCGTGATAATACAAAGGTTTTACTATGATTTGGTCGATATAACGTTCTCTTTTATATAGCTCATTCTCATCGAACGTTAATGGGTTGGGCGATCTAATCACACCACCTTTAACATCCGGCATAATCAAATGTTTAGGTAGCTTCAGATAAAGAGAATCTTTACCTACCGATCTAATAAAGTTGATTAAACGAAGATTAAGCGTATTTAGTGTTGAGATATTAGTTAAAGTGATCTCATCTCCTATGACGTCCATTAACACGCTAACGATGTTTATTTTCTCACCATAATAATTGATTACGATTAGGTCTGAACCTTTAGAAGGTAAGGTCCTAGCTGTAGTATAAACCTTCTCATCTATAAGCTGTTTAGTCTCCATTAAGCTAAGAGTCTTACCTGATGTTATAGTGGGAATGTTGAACACTTCAACTAGACCGTTGCTAGTGGTTACATAATTACTATCTAAATGTACAGTACCTCTAACCGAGGTGATTACTTCAGGTTCTTTATATCGTCTACCACGACTGAAAATGCTGGCAAATACTCTACTTTTTATCCCTGAGTAGAAGCTTCGTCTGTAAAACTCACCTATGTTCTTAGTTAGGTTATAAACTTCTTGAACTGTACCATTTGAATCAGTTACTAATCTTTCGATTCTAACATCTTTATGCTCCACTGTTCGGACAATAAGCTCATAAGGTTTCTCTTTAAGAAATATGTCCCTAGTGTCTACTATAACTCTCATATATGATGTGTTTTCATTAGAGTATTTTTTAATATTATCAAGGTCACTTTGCTTAATGTATACTTTAGCGACTCTTGATCTTAACGGTTCTCTTTTAATGAACGATATTTTATCTCTCACTTTGAAGTCGAGTGTATCAAATATCTTACCTACACGTTTTATCTTAGCAGTCTGATATGATGTGTTATATCTTAAAGGTTTACCGATAACTCTTATGTTGGATACTTGAACTACTTTGTTTCTGGTGTAGATTTTATCTTCCTGATTCCAATCTATGTAGACTTTTTTAGAGTTGACATCTATAACATATAAAGCACCATATTTCTCATTGATACCTTTGTATAAATCATCCGTTAATATAGGTTTGATGTTCTGAAATATTTTTCTCTTATGTGAGCCTTGCTTCACAAAAGAGTAAGCATTAAACTCACCTATTCTAGGTCCAGTAGATGTCAGCGTAATCACGTTATATGGGATACTTGTAGATGTGACTGGTAAATCACTACCTATAAACATATCATTGATATAAGCTGAAGTTATAGAGTTATCAAGCCTAACAACTTCAACAATGAATCTATTGTCTATCTCGCCGTCTATTAACTTAGGTAATGATATACTGTGCTTGTCTATCTTTTTCTTTTCAAGTGAGTTGATTGTATCCGATGCAAGGCTTATACCGTCACTGCTTAGAATTAAATTAGATTGATATGTAGTACTTTTATCTAGCTCACCAAATTCACTACCGAACTGATAAGGAGTTGAAACCCTTTTTTTACCTTCTAATACAGTCTCCACATTAAGTTTAGAGTCAATAGTGAAACCATCTTTTGTGGATGTACTAAGTTTAGTGTCATGGTGATATTTTTCATAAGAGTCATTTATGAACTTTAATGGTACACCTTCAGTCCAAAAGTCAAGCTCCATAGCTCTAAATGAGTTAGTATCAAGCACTCTATATGAATCATCTATTTCACTTACAATTAAATCTACTGCTTTAAGTTCACCTTCTACAGTTTCAATCTCGGTGACACCCTTAAGCGTTTCTGAGATGTTTCTAGGTTTAGGTTTCGTAACAGGTTGGTTCATTTCACCTACTACGTTAGCTATAGTCTTTGACGCACCTTTTTGATATAATGCTTTAGGGGCAAATCCGGCAAATGTACTCTCACTTGATACTTCGACGCTATCAGAATCCTCGAAGTACTGAGGATAAGCATCCGTTAAAGGTCCTTCTTCAAAAATAGCACCCATCGTAAGGAGGTACTTAACATCTTCTACAATTACTATTTTTTGTATGTCGGAGTCGGGAAACTTAACCTTTTTATAAACAGCCATTAAATATGCCTAAGGGTGAATTTGTGAGAACTTAATCTCACAAATATTTATAAAGGAATGTTGGGAGGGGTAGTACGGCTTAACTAGATGCCGTACTTGTTGTAGTAGATATAGGTTCACCTGTATTATCAAGTTGAATAACTGACGCATAAGGATCAACGTAAATCTCACCTACAGTTGTAAAGTACTCGTAACAGATTGATAATGGAGCTGAACAGTCTTGTCCTGCATCGATTATCATTTCAATTTTGTACTCTTTAGCATTTGGTACTTGTTCACCATTGATTAGCCACATACCTCTGTGATCTTCATCTTCAGAGATTCGTTGGATATTAGAGTATACACCTCTTGTTGTAGCAGTAACAACGTGTGGGTCACCCGGTGCTCTATCTTTATAACGACACTCTAACCAAATATCTTGATTCGTAAGAGGTTTTTCAACGTCTAATAAACGAGCCATAACATAAACTGTTACTTTATTTAACCCCATTATTAGGTTAAGATATTGAGTTTCATCATTTGAGTTACCAAGAACGATAGTGCTTCTACCCAATAAGTTATCAATATAAGATTTGAATGACAATGAGAAACCTGCTTGTGGGTCAACAATACCTATTTGACTGTTAAGAACAGCACTAGCTTTCTTAAATACAGCTGAAGTAGTAATAGAACCACCGATGTCTCTATATTCCCAAACACCTGAGAAACCTTTGTGAATGAAATATGCAGGTGACGAATACGTACCATGAATTTCTCTATTTGCCGCAAAGTGAGCGTTCTCTAAGTACAATTCAACGTTGTCACCTTTATAGATGTCAATGTCGTTTTTGATGTTTTTAAAGTACAAGTTTCTGAACGTCGCTTTATAAGGTGAATCATAAAGTTTGATACCAACAAGTGATCTTTCGATACCTTCTGCTTCAAGTACTTCATTTGATGTTGTCGAGTTGGCTGTTTGAATGAACGTACCAAAGTCGATTTTAGCTGGCATTGACTTAGGATCATATTTGATACCAGAACCACTTAATACGTGACAGTCATAAACTCTCCACATGTTAGTAGCGAACGGTTCAGGTAGTGTATTAGTCGGATTAGAATATCCATACTCATAACCGAAACCAGTATCAGATTCAGCAGTACAATCATATTGAACAGGTTTTAAACACGATTCAAATTTATAAACTGAGTTAGAAATTGTATGTCCCCATGAACCTCTAATTTTCGGATAATGAACATTTCTGAACAAATAACCTTCATCAATATACGTATCAACTCGACAATCTTCAAACTCTAGGTAATGTCTGTTAGTACAGTTATCAGCAAAGAAACCGATACCTTCACCAAAGAATTCAGTACCTTTTACCAAGATAGATGATGACTGATTTGTAAAGTGGAACCCTTTTGGTTTCAACTCGTATTTTTCAGATGTCTTCCAAGGAGTTGCCCCTTCAGCCGCGAAATATGCTGTCTGTTTAGCAATCTTTGACGTATAAGCATTATATGCCGCAGTTGTTACAGCTGAACCATATATATTATAAAGATCATTTTGAGCACCCATAGTGTATGCCGCAGTGATTGCTTCAGCTGAACCGAACATATCTATATATAAGTTGTAAAGACCTAAGTTACTTTGATAGTCTCTTAGAGCAGTAGTATGATTTGTATAAAAAGTCGACGCGTTAGGGTAAATGTTATAATCACAATGTAAACTATGTAGGTTCTCCGTATTGTGATAATATGTTTCCGCTCTCGATGCTAACACTTCAACGTTATCGGCATTTGATGTGTAAAGACATGTCTGACCGTAGTTAGCTTTGAAGTAACAATCATCAAACAAAATGTTACCAGATTCAAATACTTGTGCCGCCGCAATATAACCAACTTTTTGTCTTCCTATAGGTGCAGCGTTATTTGGTGCAACTAGACCCCCATTGTACTTACCACTGGTTCTAGTATCTCTGATACCAAAAATTCTGTTGTCTACATGATATTCTTCATCCCATGAATGGCTACCTGAAGTAGATCGATTCACAAATTCCATTCTATATATTACTTCTTTTTGTGTGGTCTTAACTTCGATATTACATTTTTTGAATACATTATCATATGAGTTGTTTTTGATAACAAGAGATGGTGCAACTTCAGTTGAACCGATGTAATCATATCTGTAACCATCCCAAATTGATAAGAAGTCACAATTATCAAACACCATACCTTGTCTCGAATCAATCATCAATGCAGGTGAGAATGAGTCACCGTCGTCTCTCCAGAACTTACAGTTGTAGTACTCGTTACCATCTCCAGGAATGAATGTAGAACCGAACCCAGCTACTTCTTGAGCATTTGGTGTCCATCCAACTGTACCTGTACTACTACTTGTAGTTAGATACGTAGGTGAATGTGTACACCATTTGATAAGTTTACCGTCAATAATTCTAGCACCTGTAGAGCGTAATGCATTAGTACCTGTGTTTTGATCGGGAATAGCATGAGCCCCATTAGTATAGAAAGAGAACTTAGGATATGAATTTCTAGCATCAGAATCCCAAGGAACTGTATTACCTTCAGCGTCTACTGACGGTTTCAAGAAGAAAAATGGGTCAGCATTGCTAAATTTAGTAGCTCCACCAACTGTAACTTTAATGTCACATTGAGGCCAACCTATGAACTTAGCCATTGTAGGTTGCATATAGAAATTTGACGATCTTTGTACTGCTGTTCTATCAATAACTGTAGGGGTGCTTTTAGCACCTACATCGATCTTCTCTTGATCCATCGGCATCGCTGCATGTAAAACATATTCAGTACTTGGGATTTTTGTTCTTTTACCCGCATCTGTATCAGCTGTCGCATCAGCTTTCAATGGGTTTCTATCAGGATACTTAGCCCATGTAAGTTTGTCTACACCACCACCCGCTTTTTTACGCATCCATACTAACGATTTGTTTTCAATAACATGAATGAACTCATCATGGAAGAAGTCAATGATAGGATACTTAATAGTCTTGAACATATTAGCTTTATCTAAGACACTATATGCCGCGTGATTACCTTCATAGAACGTTCTCTTATTACTGATACCTGCTAATGTAGCATTAGAGAACAGATTTTCACCTTGACTATCAGTTGTGCTAGTGTTGTCAAAAAAGTACTGTAAGTACTCTCTGTTACCTTCAGGAGTTTCTGATTTCTCCCACGCATGATCGTAGTCAAGAAGTTTAATTGAGCTAATTGCCGCCTGAGTAGATGTCTCACTCATAGTCTGAACATCACTTGTTACAGTAGCAACACCTGGAATTTTCAGTGTGTACACATAGAAAAAGTTCACTGTTTTTTCTTCTTTGATTACCTCTGCGGCAGTAATCATTTTACTGTCAGCATCAATATCAACGGCAACACCGATCAAAGAATCTACTTTTAAAAGTGGTTTATCAATTTCGATAGAGAAGACAATCATACCATCTTCTGTTGTTTTGTAATAATCTACGGATTTTAGTTTATCACCGATAACACAATCTAGGACTTTAAGACCTAGGTCGGTAAAATCGTAATCTTGTACGATTCTCGAAACTACGTTTACATTGTTTCCCATTACATTATTCCTTTATTGTAATTTTGTATATTTATAAGAATTAAAAGTAAGGGTCAAAAATGGATTCCATATCATGTTTGTGTCTAATAGGGTCACAGCAGTCTGCTTTTATGACTTCACATTCAGTGTCAAATGTGATAAATGCACTAACGAAATTAAAAATGCCTTTAATTTGAAACCTAAGAGTACCGTCAAAAGGCATCTCGAACACGCTATTTGGGTTAAGAATATGTTTGTTACCTTCAAACACTAACATAGCTTGTTCGTATCCTACATTTTTGAATGAGATTAGATTTGCGTACTCTACATCAACCGCTTCATCCAGATATCTATAGTCACCTTTTGTATCTATTATAGTTGACTTGACATCGCTTATCCTCAAGTCTGAGCCTTTGTCACCGTGTCCAAGTTTAACATTTTCAAACACCACAGTCCTATTGAGTCTGTGAGGATTAAACCCTTGTTTAAATACACTCCATGAGTTACCTGAGGCATCTTCTAGCTTATAATACGTATCTCTTGATAGAACGTAACATAGCATACCAACTACTCTATGACTTCTAGGTATATTATTTCTCTCTGATAAGGTTTCAACTATCTTTAAGAAACCTATCTGAGTACCTAATAAGTTACCAATGTACTCCCATTGAGCCGTTTCACCATCATTAGTCAAGACCTTCCATTTATCGTCTTCATTAATCATGACACCACAGTCACTACCACAAACGTTAATCTTGAACTTAGGCTCTATTATTTTAGCTTGGATATCAAAATTTGTTACATTGACGAACTCTTCTACCGGCTTAAGGGATACTTCAACACTTCGGGTTTCTACATTAGCTAAGTTTATTACTTCAGTAGGTGTAACCTGGATACTAATAGGAACTTTTTCTTCTAATGTAATAGTTCCGGTTGAAAAGTCTTTAGGATTGATAGTAACAAATGATTGATTCTCAGCAGTACCTTCGTAATCTTTGAACTCTTTCATAGCGGTAAGTATGAGTGATCTTAGCTCTACTATTTTGCTTAAATTGAAACTTACATTTAAAGTGTCTTGAATGTCACTTATTATGTTATCTATGATAGTAGGATCCATAGGTACTTTGGTTAGGTTTTTATCTACTACTGCTCTTATATCAGCTTCTAATTTGTACCCTATAAGATCGACAAATGTAACAACCAAATTGTTTCTAAGGATGTTCCTTGATGTCGTTTCTTGAACTGAAGCAAACACGGCACTATGATTTATAGTATCCACTGTAAAACTCTGGTTTATTTTAGATAGTACAGGTTGTAAAGCATCATTGCTATAATTTGTAAGGTCTACTTTAGCTAACTCTCGATCTACTATAGCAGATAAATCAGTTGAGTACATCTTGTACTGAGCTTCAGTGATAGAATTATCCTTAAGCTTAGGTAATAGGATTGAATCATCAACTATCTTTAATGTAGCGTACTTAACGGTTTTTGTGTTCCTAGAACGTTGAACGTTAACAAGGCTGTTCCATACAGCTGTTACAATCACATTGATGTTAGCGTTTAACCCAGTCACTGAGTCAATGAAACGCTCAGTGATAGTAACTACATCTGATTTGGTTATAGAGGCTAAAGGATATTCCTCTATGACTTTTTCTAAGTTGACCTGGAAACGTTCATCTGAAACTACCTCTAAGAAAGCTTCTCGAACGTCTACCTTTGAAAGTACGTTGAGTACTATTGAATCCATTAGATATCCTTAGGTAATGTACATGTGCTTGTGTAACGTGCAGCTTTAGACCATATGTTATCTGATACTCTAGGTTTGACTAATACAGCACCTTCTAATATCTTGTAGATTCTATTTGTATGAACCTCTTTTAGTCTTATATCATAGAAACCTGAAGTCCACTTGAATGTTGATGTCACGTCACCTGGAACTTCTATTAGAATCCGGTTATCCGATGTGAATACCATATAAGGTGTACAATCAAAAAGCTTTTCCGACTCATAGTTCTCTAGCGCTCTAATCTGCATAATAGCCAAACACTCTTTGATATCAAGGATATATCCCTCTTGATTGCTTATGCTCATAGACAGGAAAAATGTTGATCCTTGCTCTACTACTACATTATACGATTTGCCCATAATTACTCCTTATTCTAGTACGTCAAGATCGACATATATTTTACTTATAGCTACGTCAGGTACATCAATCTCGATGTTCATATCAAACGCATCTCCGCTTAGTGTTCTCTTAATAAAATCTCTTTGTATAGTCATCTCACTATTCTTTAAGAGTACTATGTTATAATTACCCGCAACGAGTTTGTTATACTTCTGCAAACCAGTTTGAGTAATATCCCCATAAGGTTTAAATGTATACGTAGATGTAAGAGCACCACCTCCCATATCGGTACATACAATGTCAATAACAGTTTCAGTGATAGATGACGCATTTAACTGCTGTCTGTCATCATTTGAACCCCATATGTAGAACTTCCCATCTTCACCTATGGCACTAATATGATTCTTACCACATGCTATACGCTTAAATTTACCCGTAGGTATATTCGATCTTTGACCGTAGGTATCATCACCTATTATAATGATAGACCCGTCTATCTTCAGTACAGCTATAAATCTCTCACCTATAGCCACATCTAGAACATCAGTCATAACGTTGTCTACAGCTAGATGTATTGGGTCACCCCACACAAATAGGCGATCATCTGTAGTTATTGCTGCACTTAGATTATACTTGGCATATACTTTCTTAAACTCACCTGAAGGAGTATCTAGGACCTGCCTAAATTCATCTGTACCCCATGAGACTAGATTCCCGTTTGAATCGATAGCTACACTGTGATATAGACCACATGCCACTTGTTCAAAACGACCTGTTGGCTTCCTAGATATTTCACCTCTCATATCAGTACCAAAACTATTTAGCTTACCTTGAAGATCGATATAGAACCCATGATGATCCCCTATACCCATAGAGGTAACATTAAGATTTACAGGTAAAGTACTGCTTATTGTATTACTAGCACTTTTAATCTCTGTATTATATGTGTAATAAGGATGAATTATCTCTTCCTCATTCACTACTAGGTTAGTAATGTATCTGTACTTATCAGTCAATGAAGTCTTAACATTGATATGACCAGAGTACAGAACATCATCACCCGCTTTAGTTACAAACGTTAAAGGTAAGTACACTTTGTAATTCTTTGTGGTATTAGGTGATGCAGGTAATGGTTCAATTGTACATTCAATAGGTCTGATACTATTTTCTAGCGCGTTATACATATAGAACGTTCTTTTACTTACAGTCATATTATAACTGTAAGGGACGTTTACATTGAAGTACCCATAAAAGTTCTTAGAGTGAAGAGAACCATTCTGTACGGTAGTCCCGTTAATTGATGTTATATTAGTCACTGAGGGTACGTAGTTGATAGACACTTTAACACCACTATAAAAAGCACTAGCGTTAGTTATTCTAGTAGTCTTTAGAATGTAGTCTACCACCTTATTAATCACTTTCCCATTGTAAATAACAACGTCTGTGTTCTGAAAGTAAGAACTAAGCATAGTAGACCCTTCATATCTCAAAGCCTCACCTTCTTGAACCTCATAAACAGATGCCGGGAATATACTATCGTAGGTCTTCCATATAGCAGGTGAACTCAACCCTTGACCAACTAATACACTATCTTCTGCAGGAAAGTCAATGAACTTACTGAGTGCTATAGAATCAGTCTTAGGTGCTTTCAAAAGAATATCATTGGCAGTCTTCTTAAGACCATCTACAATGTATTCTCTCGATCTTAAAGATATCTTATTAGAGATCACCACTCCAATCTCATCCTTAGGAGTAGCAGTAGTTACTAAATTATATGAGCTATCGTATGTGTAGAATTTATCATCACCATACTCAAGCTTAGTTCCGTCTTTCTTGTATAAATTAAATACTTTTCTCATGTTTTATCCTAAGAATTCTGAAGTATATAGGTCTATTTTTAGACTATTCAGTGATGTATTTTGCCTACCATATATTACCATATCAAGTACGTTACCTGCACATTCACGCATAGTAAACGTCAAGTCGATTTTGTCGTTCCCTAATACAAATGAGTCTATATTCTGAGTCTTATAGTTTCTAGTACCTGAATGTATATCCAAGTCTATTTTAAGGTTGAATATATACAAAGCATATACTACAGAGAACATAGTGCTGGTTGTTATTTTCCCGTTCACACCGTCATACGTAGCAACCACATCTTTCAATATCAGGTCACCTCTGTCGGTACTAGCTACAATTATAGAGGTTGAATCTATATTGGAATCTGTTGTATATATTACACCCGCAACTACCTTACTGATTTGTAACTTAAGAGGTGTAACATTAGCCTTGATTTGATACATTGATGTGCTATGAATCGTATATGGTTTAAGTGTAACATAAGCACCAGGATCCGTGAAAGCTATATTAGACACGAAACCGTCGGCATTGACTGTCGTACTGAATAAATTCCGATTGAATGTACTAGAATCTAAGATGAATTGCTCATTATCAACCCACTCGATGCTCTGCATACCTTCGATTACTTTAGTAGGATTTTCCCATATAGGAGCAGTACCATTCCCATAAGATACTAAAACAAACCCTGAAGGACCGTACTCAATATCAGAACCCTTTAAGGTTCTACCTCTGTCCATTTTAGCATGTAGCTTATTTCTCAATACAGATAGATTACGATTTAGAGCCATCATATCATCCATACCGTTAGAGTTAATTATAAGCTCTTTCGATTTGTCTCTGGTGTCAAGTTCACTGTATAGGTATATATTATCCTTGTCTTTATAATACATAACTCCAGTGTCTAAAAAGTAATCATGATCTTTCATGTATTAAGCCTTTGGGTAGTATTTTTGTACGATATCATCCACAGTTTGCATTCGTTCTTTAAGCTTTTGTTCAAGGTCGATATCACCTTCTAAAGGTGCACCTTCAATTTTTCTATTGAGAAGCCATATCATTTTAGACATGTCAGCTAAAAGGTCGAAAATATCACCGACTTCGCTATCAATGTGGTATCTAACTAGGTCTTTTGGTGTGTCACCCGCCGGTGTTGAAGCCTTGTAGGCTCTTTTAAGATGAGGTCCCTCTTGGACAATAGTTCTTTCGATTTTAATCATGATGTTATCCTTTATTCACCTATTCTTAATGAGTCCATATCAAACTGAATGTTTGTAGCGATCTCGTAAGGAGTTTTAACCCCATATAAGAAGGTTATTCTTGATGTATTTATTGAGGTTCGTTTAAATTTTATCTCGATTGTAGCATCAGATATAAGTGTTACAGTATCATACACCAAGGGAGTAAACTGGGTTTCATCTCTTATATCAGTTGTATAAGTGTGATATGCAGTTCTAGACGTGACTGGATAGAACACGTCGGCACTCAATGATTCACTTAACTTATATACGATTGTATAACCCTCTGTATATGTACCACCTTGCTTAGCCTTTGTAGTTGGTGCATTATTTTTCACTTGATCGTAAGGTGAACCCGTAGCTACTTTAGTAAAGGCTACAATGCTATAGTCAGATTTTACATACGCACCTATATAATCGTAACTGTCGGTGTCAACAACTCCCGTTCTATATGTTCCTGTAATGTTAGTCAATGTACTGGTACCCCATGTGAAAAGATTACCTAATGATGAGATAGCCTGAAAAATGTATCTCCCCGCTATGACTTTAGTAATAGTCTCTCCTCTGAAGCTAGGAAGAGCATATGAAGTAACTCCCCACTGAACTACTGTACCGTCGGCTTTTAACGCTAAAGCAGTCTGATAGTTAACATCCACATCGATAAAATCTGAAGTAGTAGGTTTATTAGCTATTAAGTTACTGTAGTCTTTAACAGCAAAAGCTTCTATTCTACCATCACGTCTTAAAGCCATACCTATCTGATAACCTGCAGCAACTTTAATGAAGTCATCTGCACTTCTATCTGTCATACCGGCAGTCTTTGTAGTGTATCTAGAAGGAAGCAATGCAGGGTCGACTCTAGCTGTACTACCCCAATGAATAAGGTTATAATCGGCATCAATAGCTAATCCGTAGTCATATCCTACAGCTATATGTCTAAATCCCGATGCAGTAGGACAGAACTCAATTATTTTACTAGATGTATACCCACCGTAGCCCCAAGCATAAATCTTTCCATCTTCAGTAAGACCCGCAAATGCATAATAGTCACTGGCAACTTGCTTGAAGTTTTTAACTGCTACAGGTGGGCGTATATCCGTAGTTTCAATTTGACCCCAATTATATACACTTCCATCTTCTAATATGACGGATATAGATGTTCTTGTCGCCGCAACACCTTTTATAACACTACCAGTTTTAACTAGAGGTTCCTTGCTCACTTCAGATAAAACATTAACCAACTTACCGTTCGAACCTAATATTTTTTGACCTACTATGTTTAAGTCATCTTTTTTGTTATATACTGTTAGATTAGAGGTGTTATCGGCATTTAAGACCTCGTTAAGCTTAGTGAACGCAGTACCCGTGAATGTAACTGTAGGAGTGACATATTGCCAAGCATTTTCACCTGTTTGTTGTTGTAGAAGTTTTGTCGTTACTCTACCACCTGTAACACCTGGAATGATTGAGTTAAGAGTGATAGATACACCATCAATCCAGTTGAAGTTACCCGTTATTAGTGTAGGACCTTGATACTTGAAAGACTCATCGAATCCAACTGCCGCTCGGTCAACACCTGTTACCTTTCGTGATATTTTCTGCCATCTCAATCCTGATGAACCACCCATTAGAACTGATATTCTATCACCTGAACGATCTAGTCTGTTAAGGGGTATAGTACTGAAATTCTCTTCCCTTGTATAAAGGAAGTTGTCAAGGTTAGCCATATAAGCATATAAATCTTCATTACGGATGTCATCAGTTTTGAATGGTTCATCTTCCGATATTACAGAATACGTGGGATTAGTAACTAATACCATCTCATAGCTAAAGTTTTCCATCAAGGTTCCTTAATCTTAATTATGATAAAATGATCTAAAACATCTTTGAACATAGGGAACTTTTTGTATAGCTCCTCATAAACTTCTATGGATAGATTGTTAGGAAGATTCCTTAAAATCATCTTAAGGTCATCTATCGTTTTTATGTGCTCTAATATGTACTTGAAAGACCTATCTTTGTGGTATTTATAGATGACTTTAAGAGGTATGTTAGATGCCAATAAATTTGTTACCGTACTGTCATTAAAATATGTTATATTCATCATTAGATATGAGTCTACAACGTCATGTTTAAGCATGTTATAATTTTTGTAGACGAATACGGCATCATTTAAACCTACTAGGTACTCTAATGCTTTGGGTTGAGTTAACCTCCATCGAGTGTACAATAGCTTTATATCGTCATTTACATACTTAGGAGGTACATCTATTTTGTTAGTAGTGAGTGTATTAATGTTATCTTTAGACAGCATAGTAAGACACTTAAGCCTACATTTATCCGGCAGCATAAAGTACATGTTTAAGTAATTATTAAGATTACTTTTACTTATATCATTAAGTATCACATTATCATCGTACATATCTAAATGACATATTATAGGATAATCTTCATAAGGTTGTGTCAGCTTACCAAACCTAGCTATAAGTTCGGATAAAAGAGGATGATTATGTACGATACAATATTTTATTACATTATTGATATTAAATACCTTAAAAATATTTTCTAGATCGGTTTTGTAACCAAGTTTATAGGCTTCCATATCAGTGAAGAAGGTATTAAAGTTCTCTTCTAAGTGTTTAAGTGTTAATTGGATTTCTATTGTAGTCATAGCACTCTTCTATATAAAGTGCTATATTTATGCGAGTTAGGAGATTGATTTTGGGAGTTTAACGTGTAGGCGTAATTTATCGATGTACTCTATTTTATTGAGCTGATCGTAAATGATATCAGCCGAACTATTTGGTTCTCCCATTTGAAATGCTAAGTATGAGCATTGCTCTGTACTTCCATTTATACCTGGATTGAAAAACATATGTAAAGGAGAGTATTTTCCATTTGAACTGAAAACGCTAGATGTCTTACCATAATTAATGTTTATAAGTGAAGGGAACACCAAGTATAATTTTTCAAGTCCTATATTATTTTCGGCTTGGTATGGTTTAACAAGCTCTAACGGTAAGTCATATGTGAACACATACATATCTTCAGCTTCATCATATTTCTTATTGAACATATTAGGAGTAAAACCTGTAATGTTTGATGTTATAGACCTTATAGATGTATTTTCATCTGCGGTAATAACCTTTATAGACTGTAAAAAATTTAAAACATTATTTCTAGCAGTCTCATTTGTCGATAATAATGTGTTTATTAAAAGATCAAGTGAATATGCACCGAGTCCCATTGAATTGGCATAATGCTTAGAGTTCAGTTTATCTATAACATCTAAGAAAGGTTCGGGTACAAATAGAACAACCGGAAACACATCTTCTACAATGGTGCCATTCATGTCTTCATATATCATAAACGATTTTGAATCGAACAATCCACTATGCGGTTGTAAGGTGGTATCAATGTACTTATGTAAATATTTTTGATTGAATACTGTATTGACTGCTATTTTCATGAAACCTCACTAGCACATGTATCTCTTAAGATAATTGATACATCTTTGAAAATATTTACCTCATCTTTGTTACCTGATAACTTTTCCACGATGACAATCTTATCATCTTCTCCCCAGGTACCTATAGAGTTAGTGAATATCATAGGTCTTTCATCACCTTCACTTAGATCATTAAGTATTATTGTAGCCCATCCTAAATCCCCATCGGACAAAAATGGCATGGACATTTCTTCTACTGGAACTTTTTTAACTATTTTAGTCTTAGTCTTCGGGTTATATGTAAACACTAATCTGAAGCTATTGATGACGTGAATAGGTTCGTATGTCTCTAACAATTCACTCTCGGTTTTTATTCTGTACAAGAGCTCATCCGAAGGAATAGGTCCTCTAAAGAATAAAATTTTGTTATCTAATCGATCTAAAATATCATAATTTACTGCTTCGTTTATATTAGGTAAAGGAGTTGGTGAGAAATAATAACTTATACCGTAGAAATTGCTTACTCTCATAAAGATACCTTAATTTATTTTGTGTTATTATATCATAGAAGTACTTAAAAATGATCGGGAAAACCCGATCATAGTTACTAAGCTTACGCTTTAGTAACGATTGCTCTAATGTTCTTAGACTCTGTAAGTGAAAGAGAGAGCTCATTGTTTGTAGATTGAGTAACAGCACAAAGGTCGTTTTTGAACACACCTGGAGTGTCTTCTACCCATACTTGAACAGTGATGAATGGAGAGTTAAGGTTGTGAGTTACAGTGTGAGTACTCATAGCAACACTTGACTCGTATGTGAACACTTTCGCATTGATTGTGTTTACGTCACCTTTAACCTCATTGATTGCCGCAACCAAAGTCGCTTTATCAGTTGTAGTAAGTGATGTAAGAGTACCTTCAACACCTGTTGCTCTTGTAACTTCAGCGTTAAGCGCTGTAGTGATTGTTGACTCAGCCAACATAGCTCTTGCTACTTCAGTGTCAACGTGTGCGTCAACTTCATTGATAGCGCTAACAAGGTCAGTTTTGTCGTCTGTAGTCAAGTTATCAAGTGTACCATCTGCAAGTGCTCTAGCGTTAGCTTCGTTACTGATAGACGATGACAATGCTTGTTCTGCATTAGTTGCTCTTGTTACTTCAGCGTTAAGAGCTGTTGTAAGTGTACTGTCACCAGTTGTTCTTGATGTGATCTCTTGGTTAAGTTGAGATTGTAGATCGTTTTCTGCCGCAGTTGCTCTTGCGATTTCAGCATCTAACGCATCAGAACCACTTCCAGTTGCCGCTTTTACTTCGTTGATAGCGCTAACAAGATTAGTTTTTGCTGTAGTAGTCAATGAAGATAATGTACCTTCAACACCCTTAGCTCTTGATACTTCACTTGCTAAATCAGCAGTCAATACACCTTCAGCAGTTGTTGCTCTTGCTAATTCATCGTCGATTGCATTTTGAAGATCAGTTTCAGAACCTTCAGCTCTTGCTACTTCATTTGCTAAATCAGTTGTCAATACACCTTCTGCAGCAGTTGCTCTTGTTACTTCAGCGTTAAGAGCTGTTGTAAGTGTACTGTCACCAGTTGTTCTGCTTGAGATTTCAGCATTGATCGCGTCCCAAAGTGCCTGTGTATTGTCTTCGAAAGAAGCAGCAGTTACAACTTGCTCAAGATTCCATTGTGTACCATCCCATACTGAGATTTTCACTTTGTCATCAGCTTCGTCAATCATGATAAGATCAAATAGACCTTCTGTACCTCTGTCGATTTGGATACCAGCGTTTTGTGATGGAGCTCCTACAGTACCTTTTGAAAGAACGATTTTGTTGTCTTCGATTGAAAGGTCAGTCGAATTGATGATCGTTTGTGTACCATTAACAGTGAAGTTACCAGTGATTACAACGTCTTTAGCGAACGATACTTTACCTGCTACTGATTGGTCAGCACCAGTTGTTTTGTTCAAGAAATTTGTATCTAGGTATGTTTTAGCGTCAGTGTCAGCTTGTGTTCTAGCTTCAGCTTCAGCGTCGATGTTATCTTGAAGAGTACCTTCTGCAGCTTCTGCTCTTGATGTCTCACTATCTAGGTTGCTTTGAAGAGTTGCTTCAGCACCTTGTGCTCTTGTAACTTCAGCAGTTAAGTTTGTTGTAAGTGTAGTCTCAGCAGTTGTTGCTCTTGTAACTTCAGCACTTAAGTTTGTCGTAAGTGTTGCTTCTGCGGCAGTTGCTCTTGCTACTTCTGCTTCAATAGCGTCAGTACCCAATGAACCCATATCTTCACGAGCTTTTACTTCAGTGTCGATTGCTTGAGCGATAAGTTTAAGAACGCTATCCACTGAGTCAGCTTCAATGTCCATATTACCGTTTGTAGTTGTTGTACCCTCGAAACCTACTAATGTAGCCCCTGAAATACCAACCTCTTGTTCAGCAAACTCAATTTTGATGTTGTCTAGGTCAGTTTGTGACGCAATTGTATCTATGTAAAGAATACCATATTGATCTTTTTTAACTGTTTTGTAAAGAGACTCGGTACTGTTGTACCACATTTTACCTTCAACAAGTTCCGAACTAGCGTAGTCAATTGAAACTACGTCTACAACTAAATTCTCAATGAATGAGTTATTTGCTAATTTAAGACCATGTGCTACTATATATGCCATATTGTTTGTCCTCCGTTAAGTCCAATTGATTTATTTATACTGCCTTTTTCCATTTAGCAGCGGTTCTGTCTTTTTCAGCAATACATGTATTACAAATATGTTTTCCTGAATAGATGTCCTCTAGTTTTTTCATACCAACTTCGGCACATACCCATTCTCTACCACATTCGTCACATTGTAGTTTACTCATTCTAACAGATTTCCCAGCTTTAATTACGCTGAATCCATCAATTTTTGCCATTGTTATTACCTCTCTATAATGTAGGGTTGCAGGGACTTGTCACGTCCCACTCTGTTTAACGACATTTTGTAACAATAATCAAATTGTACAGTGGTATTTATGTTAGTAGATTGTGATTGTAACCTTGTAGGAGGGCTTCGTTCATAAGTACTTTGCGGATGATACGGAGGTTGTTAAATTGTAATTCGATTTGATCGGCAAGAGCATCGTAATCTTTGAAATTTTCGTCTATGTTCTTTACAGTGTCTTCTATCTCTGCCACATGTCCATATACTTTGGTAAACCACATATCTAGGAGTTTTCTCTTAGTGTCATCAGATTGCATACTTATCTCCCATCGTTCTAATTGTAGTCTTAACGATCTCTACCTGTCCTTGTACGGTTAATATAGCAGTATCCAATGTATCAAGATGCTCTTTAGGTTGAGTTAGGTCAATTGTGTTAAGTGTATTGTGAAAACTGTCAAGGAACTTACGTAAGTTCTCTACTTTTGTTGTTAAGTCTTGTTTATCTGTGTTGAATTCTGTGTTAGACACATGAGTCCTTTAAAAGAGGTTTAAGAAGTGTTTAAGGTATGAGAGGCGAACCTCTCATGAAGATTAAAGTGCCGCTACTTTAGCAACAACTACTTTAACTTTTCTTGATTCAGAAAGAAGAACCACGATGTTGTTTGTATCAACTTGTTCTACAGCAACGATGTCATTTTTCCATCTTTCAGCAGTTTCGTCGTATACCCATACTTGAACACTGATAAGATCAGTTGCTAAGTTGTGAGCTACAGCAAACGATGTCGCTGGTGTTTCAGCAGTGTAAGAGTAGTACATGCTGTTGATGTTTGATTTAAGTGTAGAGATTGAACCATTGATTGTACTCTCTGCACCTGTCGCTCTTGCAGTTTCTGCAGCGATTGCGTCATCAAGATTTTTGATAGTGCTTGTTGAACCATCTTTAAGAGCAGTGATGCTGTTAACGATTGATGTGTCAGCGTTTTCTCTAGCAGTTTGCTCAGCTGATACTGCCGCAGTTCTGTTAGCGATTTCAGCATTAAGGTTAGAAACAGTTGTAGCAATTGCGTCATCAAGATTTTTGATAGTGCTTGTTGAACCATCTTTAAGTGCAGTGATTGAACCAGTGATAGTTGCTTCTGCAGCAGTTGCTCTTGATACTTCACTTGCTAAGTTAGTTGTTAATACACCTTCTGCTGCGATTGCTCTGTCGATTTCGTCTGAAAGATCAGATGTTAATGCGTCTTCTGCAGCAGTTGCTCTTGCTACTTCAGCATCGATATGTGCGTCAACTTCGTTAACCGCCGCTACGATTGTAGATTTAACATCAGTTGTAAGACTTGTAAGTTCACCGATTTTACCGTTAACTTGTCCTTCTACAGTTGTTACTCTTGCATCAAGTGCTGTGTCTGCGTCTGCTCTTGTTGAAGCTTCAGTTTGAATTGCACTGTCTAAATCTGCTTCAGCACTTTCTGCTCTTGCAGTTTCTGTAGCGATTGCGTCAGTGTTAACTTTAACTTGTGCGTCAAGTTTGTTATCAGCGTCTTTAAGAGATGTTGCACTTGCGATGTAGTTTGCTGTAGCGTTAGCACTGTAAGTACCATTAGCTTGTAAACCTGCACCTGTTTGTGTAGCATCAAGTTCTGTTTGGATACCAGTTGAAGAAGATGCGAGTTGTGCGTTGATAGCGTCAATTTCAGTACTGAAAAGAGTCATACCTACAACTTCGTCTTGTCCAATGTCAAATGTACCGTCACCGTTGTCGATAAGGTCTTTAACTGGAATAGTTACTTTGTCGTTTGTTTCATCCCATGTAAGGATAGCAAGAATACCTTCGTCTCCTCTTCTAACAACAAGACCAGCATCTTCAGTAGCTTCACCAGTAATAACGTTTGAGTTCAACTCAAGGATGTTATCAGCAAATGTTACAACTTCAGCTTCAGTTACAAAGTTACCACCTTTAACAGTAAGGTCACCATCAACAACAAGTGAAGATTTAAGTTTAACTGGTGCTACAACTTCTTGGATAGCTGATGTAGTTTTGTTAAGGAAATTTGTGTCTACTCTTGTTACTTCAGATTGAATAGAACTTTCGAGGTCTGCTTCTGCAGCTTCTGCTCTTGCTACTTCAGAATCGATATTATCTTGAAGAGTACCTTCAGCACTTTGTGCTCTTGAAGCTTCGTCATCAATACTTGATTGTAAAGTTCCCTCTGCAGCTGTAGCTCTTGTTACTTCAGCAGTCAAGTTAGAAGTGATTGTGCTCTCTGCACCTGTCGCTCTTGTTACTTCAGCATCAATGTGAGCATCAACTTCATTGATAGCACCAACAAGTGTTGTTTTGTGATCTGTAGTAAGAGTAGTCATATCACCTGTTGCACCACCTACGTTTGCTTCAAGTTCTGTGATTCTGTCACCTAGGTCAGCATCCATTGCATCTAAGTTAGCAATTGTGCTTGTTGAACCATCTTTAAGTGCTGTGATAGTAGCTTCGATAGCTGTATCTGCCGATGTTCTTGCTGATGTTTCAGTAGATTCAGCTGTTTTTGCTCTTTTGATTTCTGCATCAAGACCTGCTACGATAGCATTAAGATTTGTTTTAACTGTACCGTCAGTCGTGCTAAATTCACCATTAGAACCTGTGATTCCAGCAGATAAGACTAATGTAGATCCTGATAATGTTGATAGTTCGCTGACGAAAGATTGAGCTTCTTCAGCACTTGCTACAGTATATACTGTTGCAGTCCCATTATTCAGTTTAACGTATTTCATCTGATTAGAAGTAGTATCGTAGTAAAGTCTACCGCTTTCTAATGAAGATGGAGCCGCATTTAATTTCTCGATTACAGCATTCTCGATTGCTCCGCCGTTGGCAATCTTGATACCATGTGCTTTAATGAAATTACTCATGTTTTCTTTCTCCGGATATTAGATATGTGATTAATTAAGGATGGTGTCCTTAATTTCAACACTATTTATATTGCTTATGACAATCTCATTAAGCAAATTCTTATGTATTGAGGTTCAGTGAGTGTAACTCTAACATTATTTGAGTCTATGAATACAACTTTTCCTAGGTCATTAACCCAAACGTCATTGTCTTTCATGTAAATAGACCATACAAGATTGAAGCTACCCAATTTATGCTCAATATCAAAAACATCTCCGTATCCCTCGTATATATGACTAACAAAATATTCAACTGCTGTCATAGTGAGCATAACATGACCAGGTTCTATTAAAGAAACCTTAACCGTATTCTCATCAAGAACTGTAAGATTGGCTAAGTCACGTTCCCACATCCCATCAGCATTCATCATGAGCGGGTCACCCATGAGTGTATAACTGTTAAGGTTATGTTGAATAATGTGTTCTAACAGAGGTTCAGTGGATTCGTATGTAAACGATGCAAATGATGAGGTTAGTATATGATCGGATACCGGTTCGTTATTAGCACAACACACTTCAACTTCAACCAATCTTTGATCGATGGTATTAATTACAGTTTCAAAGCTTGTTAACTTAACATTAATACTAGCTAAAGCATTATCTACTGTTTGTTGAATAGAGGTCTGAACCTCAGTTTTGAACGTATCTATGTTCTCTTTAAACGTCGTTTCTAAATTCTGAAAGTTTATATTTTGCTGTTCTTGTACATCGGTAATGTACATATCAAAATCAGATAATAGGAATTGAATGTCTTCTATTGTACCTTGAAGAGATAACAGTAGCTCTTTGTCTTCAATCGGATATAAACCGTACTCTCTGTCAGTGTCCAATAATGGAACTAAGATTTCATCAAGTACTTCAAATGCACCTTGAACAGTATCCGTAGGATTTGTATTAAATATACCTACAAAGGATTCTTTAAGTTTAACAAATTGTGCTTGTAAGGTTTGTGTGTAGAGATTAGCCATTCGTAGAATCCTTAGTAGCAGGATCTACTATCTTTTCATATGGCTCATCGATGTCTACTTTAAGTTTTATAGAGAAAGGTTTATAGTTAACTATTTTTGCGTAGTTCTCTCTAAGAAGTTTTCGTGCCATCGCATTACTACATGGCTGATATTGCCGGTTGTTTTTATCGTAAACGTATACCATTGTTATCTCCAATCATCACACTTTTAAAAAAGTGGTAAAAAGAATCGCTCTCCGAAGAGAGGTGGATTAAGAGTAACTAAAAAAGATTACTTAAGATATGTTATAAGCGCTCTTTTACCCGCGTGTGTTACATCATTCAGGAATACCACATCAGATGTATCTGCTGTAAAATCCCATCCCTTGAGGATATCACCCCAATCTTCGATATAAACACGAATAATACCTTTAGCAGGTTCATCCAATGTCATAACTGAGTCAGTACCGTCGTCTAATACATCAATCCAGTCTGAAACTACTACTGAAGATACACCTGTAACACTAGCAATAGCGTTAATCTCATCCATCAATTGAGTATTCAACGCATCTAAGCTAGTATCAACGTATGTTTTAACAGCTTTTTGTGAAGGAATCAAAGTATCAGAGTTAGCTGTTAACAAACCGTCAGTTGAAATAACAGTCTGTCTAAGAACTGCGGCATCAGACGAATTCTCGATCTTAACCCAGTGAGCAGATGATGTGGTACTTAAAACGTCTTCAATTGCGAAGATAACGTCACCTACGTCAAGAGTCATAGTGTCGATAATACCACCGACAGTAACTTTATATAACCAACCCGAGTCAGCATCTGCCGGGAAAGAACCTTGTGAAGCGTCAAATGTACCTTTATTTTGAATTGGACTTTGTACGCTGTTTACTTTAGAAAGGACCCAGTCCAAATCTGTTGGAGCACTAACAGTAAGAAGATCGACTTTGCTTTTTTGATCTGGTGTAACGAACACCCTATCAACGGTCTCAACGACATTACTGGCAGATATAGTTTGTGTTTCAATAGCCATAATATACCTCTACTAAATTATTTGTTGTATTTATTCTTTACCAGAAGTAGCTTACATCACAAAGCTTACCATCCATCTCATCACCGTCTAAGATAATGTTCTTACCGTTGATATTAAGAATGGATTTAGATAATACAACACCGATGTTATGAATATAAAGCTCTTCGACACGTTTAATGTTATGATTATTAACCGATATCCTATCACCTTCAATTTTAAGGTTATATTCAGTGTCCGTAGAGTACACTTGGTCTGATATGTTAGGTAATGTTAAATCACGATTTTTTATGTCAGTAGCATTGATTATTTTGTCAATTGAACCATTTTCACGCTTTTCAATGATGAATAACAACTTCCTATTTGCTAGGTTCTTAAGTAGAATATCACTCACCTCATATTTTTCATTGAAGATATCGTAATAAAGATAATTTATACCTATAACAGGTAAATCTACAACGGACTCTTTGATTACATGAGCGCGTCCTGTTGTATGATCTAGTAGAGCACCAGCTGATATATAAGCTACACCCGATATAGAGGTCCTATAGGCGTCGATTGTCAACCCTTTAAGGTCGATCTGAGATATTGGAATAGCATCCATAAATACTCCTTTCTTTAGTTAGAAGTATTTATTTGATTCCTTCTATGAACTCTTCAACTTTAGCTCTATCATAGAAGTCAAGATGATATAGCTCTTTTGTAGGTTCTTTGATGATAAGAACGTCACGATCAACGTCATATACATAGATATAAGGTACAACATCTTCTTTTAGGTAATCGTCCAGCTCTTTTAGTGTCATCTCATTTCGATTAGACCCTGCAAGTGATTTATCAACTTTGATAAAGTCATCGTCGATATACACTAAGCTAAAGTATGATTGAGTAGCATAAAAGTCACCGATGAATTGATGTCTATCTCTTAAAATCCGCTTAATGACACTAAGACCAGTATACTTCATTTCAGGATCTCTCTGTACAATGATGTAATATATTTTGCCATTATCATATAGACATAATAGGCATTGTTCGTCAAATTCTCTCTCATATTCGTACATATTTATTCCTTTATTTGAAATTAAGGACAGAAAAGTCTAAGCTATTTTCTTGTCCTTTATTAGATAACATATCAAGTCCTACAGTCTCCGGGAGGCTCATACCCGAGTTAATCGTTTTTGCAGCTTCCATATCTTCTTCAACATCAAAGAATCTAGCTCTTGTATAATCGATCCCTACCATCTGAGATTTCAGGATACCAGTGTTACGATTCTTAAGGAACTTCCAATACATTCGCCCATTCTCTTTAAGCACATCGTCAGTAATCATCGCAATGAATACGTCAGCTGTTTGAACGATACCTAATGAATCGGCGATAGTCTCTAACCCAGCCTCTTTATTACCATAAGCTGAACGATTTAACTGTGCAGCAGTCAATACTGGAACGTTATATTTTTTTGATAGAGCATGTAGTTCTTCGGCTATAGCTTTATAGAACGCATATCCTCCACCTGCTTGTGCTATAGTCAACCTAGCAGAACTCATCAATGTCAGGTAGTCGATTACAATAATGTCAGGTACGAATCCTTTATTGACAATCAAGTCCTCTAATAGAGCTTCTAGTTTGAAAGTGTTAAGAACACCTGCTGGATACTCTTTAATAATCATATCACCCAAATAGTCTTTGATGCTATTAAACTTTTGTCTAAACACATCAAGTTCAATATTCTTGATCTCATTTGAATTGATATCCAGGATGTTCGAGTCAATACGCTTACCGATCTCTTCTTCACTCATTTCAAGAGGTAAGAACAATACCTTTTTCTTTTTAAGTGCTAGAGCAGATGCTATAGATATAAGACCCATAGATTTACCTACGTGTGATGGAGCACCTAAAACGTTAAGAGTCTTAGGTTTGAAACCACCACCTAGGATTTTATCAATTGTCTCCATACCAGATGTAAGACCGATGTTCTTTTTGTGGTAGTACTCAAGCCGATGTTCTAACGATTCATTATAATTCAAACCTACATCAGTGTCGAATCGTATCTTAAGGGCATCGGAAACAAAACCCAAAATACGTTCAAATTGACTCTCACCTTTTTGAATCATATCAGCCGACTTAAGAATGGCATCAGTCATCTCTACACGTTGTACATATTTTTCAGTTTCATTTAACAAAAAATCATTATTTTCTACTTTATCATCTGTTAGAACTTGCTTGTAAAAAGAGATGACGCTATCTTTAACCTTGTCATTCAAGCTTGTTGAGTTCTTAAGAATCAACCCTAACTCTTTTTTATTGGGTGCTTTACCATATTCAGTAGAAAAATCTTTAATGGCTTTAAATAACTCTTGAGCTTCGATGCTTTGAAAATGTTTAGAGGTTAAGAAAGGAAGTACTGTTCTATAGTACTCCGAATTGTCTAGCAGATTACGTAAGATGATTTCTTGCATAATATTCCTTTGTGAGAATTATAATGTATTATACACGAATCTTTGTTAAATTATTGGATGCTTTCTTGTATGAAGGATATTAGTTCATCGATTTGATCTTCTACACTTGAACCATTTGAATTGAAGCCGAAGACCTGACGATGAGCATGATAAAATGTTATATTATGACTTTCAAAGAACTTGAAGAAAAGCTCAGTATAATCCTTGACCTCATAGTCTTTCAGTTTATTGGATAATCGTACACTGAAATTTAGGTTTGAACTGATAATGATGCTAATAGGTCGATTTAAACTATTCTGTAACAATGATTTATATCGATCTATATGTGCTACACATATCTTATCATCGTAATATATAAGAGAGTTATTATCAATATTAGACACGAAGGTATTCATTTTATCTCTAACCTTAAGCTCTTTGTTCTTTAGATAATCACTAATCTTACCGTAGTTGCTAATATTGTTTAGGAAGTCCCAATGGTCTACACTCTCATATAGCTCATTCAGTACAAGAGCATCATAAAACATCGAGCTATCATCTATCCACATGTCATATACATTGATTAGATCAATAATCTCCTTTAGTCTGTTAGCATTGATGTTATAGTAGTAGTACAGTATTGAAGCAGAACATCTTTTATCGTCAAACACATCTATGAAGTTCTTAGGTGCCATCTTTACAATGGCATTCTCTTTTTGGGTCCTTATATGATGATCGGCATATACGAACTTTACAAGAGGGTTCATAGTAGCAATATGAACGAGTTTATCGAGTTCTATATGGGTCATTGATATATCGCTAATTATTATGAGATTTTTGCTTTTATCGTAAGAGAGAAGGTCTTCTAAATCTGTGAGGGTTTGTTTTAAAATGTTATATGAAGTAGTATGGAAGTGTACATCTTGAAATTGATGTCGCAGGATGAGTTGACACCCTACCCCATCAAGGTCTTTATGTGTAATAGATATAATGCTTTTCGATGTCTCCATAAAACTTCTTTCGTTTTATGGTTATTTATCATGCCCGTCCGTGACGATACATGTCTTTAATTCGTTTAACCTCTTCTTCAGGTAATACTTCTAAGTACTCTAATGCTTGTCTATCATTACATTTATAGTAGTGGCATAGGTTCTCTAGGAACTGTTCATCTTCGAACTTATCCTTCTTGTTAAAACGAATGTATCGTATCGACTCTGGCATCATATATCTCATGAACCAGTATTCCCATTTCTTAGGAATGTTTTTCCTGACGTTCAGCTCACTTACTAAAATCAATCCAGTAGGATCATTAGAGAAATATCTAAGGAAAAGATAAGGTGGGATTTTATCATATTCATCCTCTGCCGGTATGAACTTACGATCTACGGCAGATGAGATAATGTGAAACACATTATGCTCTTGAGCTTTCTTCTCTGCCTTTTGTTCTTCAATCTCTTCTTTGATCTTGTCCTGAACAGTCTGTTGTTTTACACCTAGACCCCAATCATCCATATATCACCTCAAATTCCTATAGTTCTTCTTTTGTTTCTGAAAGAATGAATTTTAGATATGCCATCTCTGAGCAAGTATTCACCCAACTCTTCTTCACGTTCATTCATCTTAATTTTAAGCTTGATCTCTGCACCTAATTCAGAAGGTAGTATAACATCTTTTTCCTTAAACAACTCTTCAAAATCGTCATCGGTTAGATTTTTACTTAGCCAAATTTCTTTTGCTTCATCATGTGATAGAGCTTGAAGTTCCAAAATATCGAATGTTCTTCCTCTACGTAGTACAGCAATATCAATGTCGTCTACACTTCTATTAGTAGTGATTATCAATTTTGTTGAGTTCTCATTAATCCCGTCTGTAAATGATAATAGCTGACTAATGAACTTCTTACGGTTGACATCTTCATTTGTCATCGTATCCGAATCTCTAGGTAGAAGACAGTTATCAGCGTCATCCAGGAATATTAAGTTATAGCTTAGTTTGTTAATCGATTCCCAAAAAGAGTCACTTGCTAAAATGTCTTCGTTCTTGATGTATGCTACTTTGAAGTATGATTCGGATGTAACTGAATCTACATTTAGTTCGAATAAGTCTGGGTTCTCAAACATAAATTTCTCGTACAAAGCTACGAGTTTAGTTTTACCCACACCGGGTTGACCTACTAACATAAGGATGCTTTCAGAGCTTAGGCTAAACTTCTTGAATAGCACATCAGTATTGAGATATGGATAATATGCCTTAGTAGCATCGACAATATCAATATAGTTTTTAAACTCTTTACGAGTCTGCAATCCAGACTGAGGATCGGCATAGAAGCTATCAACTTCAAGATATACATCCGATGACCCAGGTTCAAAATTTCTCATCATTTTATACAGGTCATTTGCTATATGATATTCACTTGCATATATGTTACACGTATATGCTTTGTTCTTATGTTCCAATACAGCTTCGATAAAAAACTTACCTTTATCTTCAATATAGTAGTACTTAGAGACGGTGTTTAGGTCGATAAAGTCAATCTTTACATCTGTATGTTCAGTCCTAATGTAATCCACAAGTTCGCTTATCTTCTCATCTGATACCGATGCATTGACAATCGGAAAAGAATAGTGATCCGCTATATAATTCTGTAGTATCACATCTTCTAATGCCGCATAGCTATCACATACTACACTAATTCTTGATTTATTGTTCATTTTCATCCTTGATTGAATTTAATATTCATATCCATCATCATTTTAGTACAAAATGCAGCGATGTTAATATGCTCGTCTCTTGCTCTTGATGCCAAGTCCATATAAGTTGACAGTAACAATATGACATGAGGTATTGATGCTTCAGGGAACAACTCTTCCATGTGTTTGTAAATATATGTAAACAACGAACTAGGATCTGTAAGATCGTTTGTAAGTTTAAGCATAGTCTTGAAGTTTTTCTCTTTGATAGAATCCATGATGTCTTCTTTAAGCTTATCAATTTCAATGTACTTAGAGTCTAGGACAAGTTTGCTATCAATTACCGACTTCTGCATAAACATAGTCATTTCACGAATAGAAGGATAAAAGTTCTTGATGATTTTTTGAATGTCGGCTTTATCGTACTCGACCTTCTCATTCTCTAAAATCCAAGTCAATCGCTGATAAATTGCTACACCCAATTCTTTTTTATGTTTGGCAAAAATCTCATCAAAGTCAAAGTTACTTAAACGATTCTGAACAGGTTTAATTACTCGTTCCTTATAGTTACCAGTAAGGATGAAACGGCAGTTTTTAGCATATGTCTCAATATCTCCACGGACGGCATATTGAGCACCATTAACAACCGATGTTAGATTGTCAGCCTCATCCAGTACAACTATCTTAGGTCTACCATCCATTGATACTGAAGATGCGAAGTTAGCGATCTTACCACGAAACGTTTCAACCCCACCATCTTTAGATGCGTTAATCCAAAGAATGCTAGCACCGATCTCTTTTGTGAGTGCGTTTGTCATAGATGTCTTACCCAAACCAGGTGTGTTACCCCAAATACCCAAGTTAGGAATCTGTCCATCAGCAATCCATGTATGTAACTGTTTTTTGATACTTTCAGGTATGATTAAGTCATCAATAGTCTGAGGTCTGTATTTCTCAGCCCAAATGTAATGTTTCGTATCTATAACTTTCAATGTTTCTCCTTATAAATCAGTGTTCAAGTCTAGTTTTTCGATGAGAGTTTCTTTAACCTTCTCTAAATTACTCTCTTTAAATGTTAGGAAGAGGTTCATTTGTTTAATCGCTCTGATAGTTGAACCTTTAATCCTATGTTTACACAAAGTGTCGATATCAGCTCCCGAGTAAACTAGATACCACCACAATGTGTAGAATTTTATGCTTTTATCTGTATATAACTTGAACATAGTATCAACCGATACTTTTTCACTGTATCTCTCTACAATCAAATTTACATCTTCTACAATGTAACTTTTGTAGTTCATAATTATATCTTTAAATCTCTTAACTTTGTCATCTATGTCATCTTCAATCAAATGAGATATCATACCGTTAAAAGAAGAAGGTCTTTTATCTAGCATAATCATAAGACCTAGGAGTACCATATTCTCTTTTGTCCATGTTTCGTATCTCTTGTACGGGTACATAACCTGATACTTTTCTCTCGTATCCCATTTATGTTTAGATACTAACAACCGTCTTTTAGAGTTCTGAGAAAATGTGATATATATCCCATGTAGGACGTTGTATTGTTCGTTAAATGCTAACATCAGCTCCACTCATCAAGCAAAGACAATTTCTCTTCTACTTGCCCCCGTATAAATTTGTTTCTCTTAAAATCATCTTCAATGATTCTTAAAAAATTCTTATTTTCTTTTAACATATACCCTACGTCTTCTATTCGATATTCATTCTCGTCGCAAAATTCAAGTATGGCATCCATCCATGTCATACCTTCATTCTGTTTAAGTTTGTGTATACCGGCAAGAACCTCATTAAAGTCCTTTGGTAACCTTTCCATTTCTCACTCCACTGTTAGTTTTGAATAGTTGTCATGTTCAACCTTGATGACTCGGTTAAAATCTTCAACGTTTTGCACAATATCAGGATTGTGCGATATAATTATAACATTTTTTGACTTAGAAAAGTCATCAGTTAGAATTTTAATCAATTCAAACTTACCTTCAGTGTCAGATGAACTATCTAGCACTTCATCTAAAATGAGTAGGTTTGTAGTGATACCATTTTTCTCTTCGACAAGCTTAAGAAACGCAAACAAAATACTGAATGTGAATCTTTGTTTTTGCCCGTTAGACATAGCATTGAACTCTTTTTCTTCATTACGGGAGATAATTCTTTCTTTAAAGCTGGTATCTATGACAAAGTTGTACTCAAACGCATTGAATCGCTCGATAAATTGATTGATATACCGATTCAGTAATGGAATCTGCTGAGATAGTGTATATCCCTTAAGTTCATCATCACCCACAATAGAGTTAAGAGTGGTTAGATTATTCATCTCTTCCTTGAGACTTAGGATAATGCTCTTTTCATCCTCTAGTTCGAGTTCTAGTTTATGAATGTAGCTATAATCGATATCTAGCTCTTTCCATTGTCTTTTCGACTCGATTTCTGTACCTAACTGATCTATTCTAGCTAGGTTTTGATTTCTGTTCTCACCTATTCGTTTTGAGTTCAGGAGCTTTTCTTTCTTGGCATTTACAGATGCTTCTATATCTCGAATATCTGTATGTAGCTGAGTAAGAGTAGCTTCAAGTGATACCTTCATCTCATTCAATTGACTTTCTCGGTCTTCAGAAATGTCTATCCCACTTCGATTTATCACATTAGAACACTTATCACATTCTATAGCTCCTTGTTTAGCTAAATGTAAGTGATGTAGTTCATCAAGCACTTTTCTATGTTCAGTAGTAGCTTCCGTTGTTTCATATTTTTTAACGTTTAGCTGATTTAGTTCTTCATCATACTTTTCTTTTAACTCTTTTAGGACTTGAATGGCTTTATCGTACTCTGGGACTTTTGATCCACACGATGACAGTTCATCTTCTAGCTGTGATATGATAGTCTCTTTGTCCATCTTAATGATAGCGTTTTGTTGTTCCATGGAAGCAATGTTACGTTTTTCAGTTTCAAGAGTAGTGGCTAATATGCTAACTTTGTACTCATGTTCCATTACATAAGTATTGGCTAAGCTAATCTTTTTCTTGATAAGCGATCTAAGGTCGTTGAAGACACTTGTATCGGTTATAATCTGAAACACTTCCTCTTTTTCTTTTGATGTCAGGTCCATGAAGTTCTTCGATGTACTAATATTGGCACCTAATACGATAAGTTGGCGATACACGTTTTCATTCATCTTGAGGATTTCTTCCTCAAGTAGATCCTGATAATCTTTTACTGTAGCAGACTGTGGCACTAAGTTCTTATCAGTGAATATAGGTTCTTTTTTGTTATGATATATCTCAAACACATTAGGTTTCATACCTCTAACAATTTGATAATACCCAGCATTCTCTACACTTAAAACAACCTTAACAAGTAACTCTTTGTTATTATGATGATTTATAAGAGAGCTGTTCTTAATCTTCCTAAAAGCCTTTCCATACAACCCATATGTAAGGGCGTCAATAAAAGACGATTTACCTGCACCATTCTTGGCGTTTATTAAGTCGATACCATTTTTAAATTCGAATACAGTAGGTGAGTTACCATAACTTAGAACATTCTTAAACTCTAACCGTATGAAGTCTATTTTCATCTTGTTCCTTCATATAATTTGACTGATTATAACGTACCATTACTTAAAATCACCTTTAATAGTAATTTCGTTAGTGTCACGCCTCATTCTAGTACCCATATCAGGTAGATACGTGCTGTTATTGGGGTAACTTATCTTCATAATCATAGCAATAGCAAATGCTGTTATATGAGCTCTAATTCGATATAAGACATCCTTAAAAGAGGATGCCTTATTATAACCTTTGATAATACCTTCTACATTCATCATGTGTTTACCTCGTCAAGTTCTCTGAATAGTTCTTCAAGAACAGGAACCAACGTTGGGTGTTTTTTCTTAATCGTTTCTTTAATAAGAGTTTTTGATGATGAAGGAATCGAGTGATGATCTTCAGTCTCAATGTAACTCTCACCTATGATGTTACTTATCTCTACATTGTTTGTTATTTCAAACTCTAAACCTTGCTGTTTAAGAGAGTAAATATATTCCTCATGTGTATTGTCAGCACTGTCGTTAATAAACAGTTTCAATTTATGAGGTTTTAGTTGGTCACTGAATAAAGGAATCTCATCTTCATTGATCTCAATGTCTTTTAGGTTTAGTCCCGAGATAGTTAAAGGTTTTGTTTTTTTATCAGAGTACTTAAGCTTAATGAACTTTGTGCTTTGACTGTTCGATATAAACGTCTCTTTAAAATCCTTATCCAGTACAAAGAAGCCTCTATCAGTCCCATAATCACCCCAATCTAACCAGTAAGGTGTACCTAGGTATGATATCGTCTCTTTTTCAGCCTTGATATGATAATGCCCTGAATATACTTTTTTAAGTGACCTCTTCTTCTTAAAGAACTCAGGTGATAGCATAGAGTGGTCGTCTAAGTGCCCTTTTGTCATCTCAAAGTTTCGAATCTCGAAATGACCAAAAACATAGTTAATCCCAGTCAATTCATCGGATGTCAATGTCTCATTAGGTAATATCCAAGGTACAAAATAACATCGCTTGTTATTGATTAGAATCTCACATCTATCATTAATGACATGAACATTTTCATATAACCTAGATATCAGGTTAAGTATTGTATACTCTCTTGTAGATTTGTGATATATGTCATGATTACCTACTATACAAATGAATGTTATATTTTTAGACCTAAGAGCATCAAAAAACATCTTCATTATATTCTGTAGATATTCGATGTCAACGACTATCCTATTATCAAAAATGTCACCGACTTGAACTATAGTTTTACAACCATTCTCTTCCATATAAGGGAAGAGCTGATTGTCAAAGAATCTCATCTGAGATTCGAGTGTCGTTTTTGAAAACTTATTCTTACCAAAGTGCAAGTCACCTAAAAGAACAATTTTATCAGTATCTAAAGTTTGAATCATACAGCCTCTTCTTCGTAGTCTTCCAAGACATCTTCATCTAAGAACTCGGACCACTCATCAATATCGGTTCTAAAGAAGTCCTCTTCAATCTCTTCGATTTCGTCTTCTTTTTTCTTTTGCTTATACGTTTTTCTAGTTAGATCGAGATAATCAAAGAAACCAATTTTACTTATCTCTTCAAACTCATCCATTGTGATGATATATTTTTTAGGATACTCAATCTTAAGTTTACGTGAACCCTTTTCCCATAAGTGTTGTAACAAGTCTTTCAGTGTATCGAATTTGATACCATCCACCTCTAGCTTTTTGAGGTTGAAAAACTCAATGCCTTCTTCCTCGTCTTTGTAGTACGTTGACATCCTATCGATATTTTTGTATGCCGCACTAACAAGCTTTTCAAGCTCATGGTATTGTACAGTCTCTTTTATATAAGACTCTTCCTTTTTTCTTTTGTTGATGACTTCAAAAAATGCAGCTTTGGCAATCTGAGTCAAATACGCAAAAGGTGATACCGGCTCATTTGTGATCTTTGAAATTCTTGTGTGATCGAAATTGTGAATGTATTTAAGCATTTTATAGATCGAATTGGAAACATAATCCTCTGTCCAGTTAGTGGTGTATCCCGAAAACTGAGGACGTTTTTTTAAGTTGTTGATTATTAACATACACTGAGTAGCAAATTTAGTCTTATCGGCTTTTGGGTCCGTTTGAATCTTTATAATCTCTGCTAACAGTTCGTCTTTATCAAGGTAATGTACTTGATCCTTCATTGAAAACCTTTTCTCTAAATTGATAAATAGATTATAATTAAAAGTTACTTAAATTCTATAGGATTCTATATGGACACAAATTTTAACAACTACAACCTGACGACTAATATAGTTTTTGGAACTACATTGTTTGGTGAAGAGATGACATTTAACGTTCAATCAGTCAATCTTCCAGGTATAGCTATTGCTTACAGTAAAGCAAACTCCAGGTACGACGTTTTAAACCCAACTATAGCATATGAATCATTAGAGTTCCCAGCTCTACAAGTCACGTTCCTTTCGGATGAAGACATGAAAATATGGATGCAATTCATTACGCTTATAGTATCGTCTAGGGACGTTGACTTCTTTAACAATCATCATGATGCTTGGATTGCTATCAAGACAAATAATGGTAAACCAGTAGCCAAGATAAACTACATCAACATAGTGGTGACCAACATATCAGACTTAACATATGACTTTGGAAGTGATAATACAGAGCAGACATTTACAGTCGATATACAGTACGATTATTACGAGATAGAAAACGTGATGCTAATACGAGATAGAGCTATAGCGATTGACATCATGCAGAGTGAGATAGATAAAGCGGTTGAGAATAGAAGTGTAGACGGTACAATGGAAAGAAGTGTATCAGGAACTTCAGGTATGACTGAAAACGGAGATTTAGTAGTAGAGTGATTAACACCACTCATCTACTGTGATTTTCTTTTGATGTGACCATCCTAGAGGTCCTATCATAATATCTAATGCTTGAATGAAGAACCGATCCCACATAGATTCTCTGTCTATGTACTTAGTAAGACCTGCCCTATCAATGATAGTGCTATTCATGTAACCGAATACATCAGAATTGACCGTATTAGGTGTCTTTAGCAACAAGTACTTCATTTTATCTTTTTCATTGATGTAATTATACTCTTTTTGTAATCCAGCTACTAAAATAGACATGTTATGTACAACTGCCGCACGTGAGTTGATAGGTATAGGAGAACATTCAGCCTTCCCGTCAGGTGAGTCAAAAAATAACGAGTGATTAAACACTTTAAAACCAATGTTTTTGATGTCAGCACCCGGATATACTGATTCTAAGCCTTTGAACTTTTTAGCACCTGTAGTAGAGTCTTTACCGTCAGGTATCTTAAAGTTAAATGAGACTTTATTAACCCCGGTTACCCTTGATACTTCATCAATAGGTGCAGACATGAATTTCTTCTTGACATCAGACGTCCATGTTTGAAGGCTAGATTCGTCACCATCTAGTAAGATGTCAATAGAATCCTTGAGATACTTCCTACAGAACATAGGAGTACTGGACCTAACGATTTCAAGACCCATGACTTTCTTTTTAGGTTCTTTTAAGCGAACACCTTCTGTATCGAGAACACGAGCAATATAACGTTTCTTAGCAATGAAAATGCCAGAGTCAGCGATGATTTCTCTATCCATTGCCATAGCGTCAGCTTCAAGTACATTGAGAGACTTACCTACTTTATCAGTCATTATATTAACATAAGGTTGTACTACTTTCTCACAAACGTTATTACAAAAATCAATAGTTTCAGTGAATGAAAGCTCAGACTTTGAACGTTTTGCTTGTACAAAATTGTCAACTGTCAAATAAAATGAGTCGGTATCCCCATAAACTAAGTAAGGTTTCTTACTGGGTAGCTTCTCTCGCAACATACCGTCAACTGAGAACGCCATTGTTTTGTTTGTGTATCGTCCATTACCTGTGATTGCTGCGGCAATCTCATTATTGAACAGTACGAAATATTGATTACCTAGGGCGCCATAAAGACTGTTTAGAAGAATCTTTTTTGTCATCTGTGCAGTGTCCCAAAATGCTTCGAGATATTCTTCTGCTTTAATCTCTTCGGGTGTAGCACCACTAGTTTTTAGTGTTTGAATATGTTGTGAGTGTACAAACATCTGCTTCTTATCAGCTTTACGCTCAGCATACAACTGCTTAATCAGCCTAGGAATCAATCCCACCTCGTCTCTACGATAAAATGACCCATTTATTCCAGCCGACACGTTGTATTTCTCTAATAGAGGTGTCACTTTCTCTATAAGCTCATCTACTCTGTTAATTAGCAAGTCTTCGTCATCTATAAACACGTTAGTTTTCAGATGCATCAACTCAGGAGGTAAATCTTTTGTGTTGATATACGTTTCAGGACTGAAGTTACACCAACGAATGATAGACGGATATAGGGAAGCCCAGTCGAATGACACAATCCAGTTATGTTTACCCACTTCAGGATCGGCAACCCAAGCACCTTTAATTTGATCGTGGGAACCTCTACTCCCACCATCATTAGGTAGAATGAATCCTTCAGAATATGCTATGTTTGTGATGTACGTACCCCAAGGTTTAACAGTACCTAAAGCATCATCTAAACAAATTCCCATCTTGTAAGCAATTGACTTAACAAGATTGATTAGATTTAGTTTTTTATCGATACCTAAAATAAGCTCAACGTCAACGATACCGTAACGAACAAATGTGACATAATCCTCTACCATCAAATGATCTAGGTTATCATATTCTGAGTACTCTACTTTTTCAGCACCTAATTCTACACTAGCAATGTTATTGAGTGAGAAGCTAGTTTGAGGTGTGAATGTGAACTTCTTATACAACTCCATCAAGTCAAGCAAATAGATACCTGAAATAGTAGTATTGTACACATCAGAGTTCCCAACCTTTTTATACTCACATTTAACATCCTGAACAGGTGAAAGGTCATTGGAGTTCAACCCTATCTTATCTGCTCGATTGATAATGTAAGGAAAGTCGAACAGGTCACCGTTCCAAGCTGTCATGATAGTAGGGTTCTTAACCTTTATCAGCTTGAACATGTACTTAAACATTTCAGCTTCATCGTTTACTTGAAGGTACGTCGTCTTCTCCGGGAACGAGTATTTGGCATTGTACTCCTTGACACGTTCCAAATTCTTAGGATCTTCATGACCTTCTATAGGTTTGTACCCTATGATGTAGTACTTATCATCAAATGAATCATAAATCTGAATGAGTGTTACAGGTGCTTTAGCCTCATTAGGAAACGGGAACCCGAACTCCTGAGAAACCTCAATGTCTAGGTACCATATTCTCATGGCATGATCGTTGTTGACGTACTGATTGTTATTGAAATAATAAGCATCTCTTATGTATTGATACTTAGGAGTAGTCTTACCGAAGTAAGGCATGTTCATCTCATCCATCGATTTACACCAAGCATTCATATCTTGAGCACTTTCGAACCGCTTCTCTGTAAGTGATATTGACTTATCTAAGAAGTATTTGAGTGAACCGTTACCGGGAATATAGACTGTAGGAGTTAGATTTATCTCTCTAATTTCTGATTTTTTTGTGTCAGGATTGTAAACCCTCTCGTAGGTTTTACTCTTGACATTGAACACATTTTCATATAGCATATACATTCCTTATTTGGGTATAAAATTATATCAAACAATTAGTTAAATTAATATGCTAATATTTTGACTTGCTCTAGTTACTGCTACGTATAGTAGACGATAGATGAATTCAGCATCCTGAAACCCAAAGAACTTATTAAGCTCTCTCATATCGATGTATGCTGTTTTAAACGTACTACCTTGAAGTTTATGAATTGTACTTGCGAATGCGTACTTGACGTTTTGGTACTTAGTTTTCTCTTCATAATAACGTTGCCATAATACTTTCTTTTCAAGCTTTTCGGCTCTACCCGCAGACTTGGCAATAGACTCCAAAAAGGTATTGTACTTTTGTGTGCTTATAGGATCGATCACTTTAAACCTAGACCCGGTATCATCTTCACAATCCCAATACCAGCAGTAGTTATCTTCATCCATAAGCTTTTGAGCCTTTGTTACTTGAACAATATCATTATTCGCGTGTATTACAGTATCATTCTCAATATGGGCTTCCTGGAAGATGATAGTATCACCTTCTTTTAGGTACTCAATCTCACTAATTCCTTTTTCAGTCCAGTACTTCTTACGTACCGCTTTATTGTACTTATCTACAGTAGCATTAGTATATGCGGCAATGACTTGATCTTTATCGTACCAATTAGTCTCATCATACCCAAAGTAATCCCTCATAAAGGCGTTACCATCTGAAGTGATTGTTATAGTATCACATAAATGGGGTACTACTACGTCCAATAGAGGAATGAACTGCTTAGTTTCAATTCTTCTCCGAATGTCAGTAGCCAATGATATAATGGGGTTATCTTTCGCTTGGCGAACAATCTCTTTCAACTGATACTGTGACTTCATGTTAAACACCGGGTTCACGTCTCCATCTACTGGTGGTAGTTGAAAATAGTCTCCAACAAATAGAACACATTTAGCTCGTCTATAACGTATAGCAGTCTCAATGTGCTCAAACAGCTCGGCACTTACCATAGAAGACTCATCTACTACTAGGACGTCGGTACGAACTTTATTCTTAGAGAACTCTTCCGATATAAGCTCTTGTAAACCATTTTCGAAGTTAGGTTTAAGCTTCAAGTTTAAGAACGAATGGATAGTACTACAGGCTATATTAATGCCTTGGGTGTCCATCATATCTTTTGCTACTTTAAGAGCCTTGTGAGTAGGCGTTGTCATTATTACACGATAGTTCATGGAGATAAGTTGTTTGATAATCTGAACAGTCATGAAAGTCTTACCGACACCTGCGGCACCTATCAAGGAGACTACATTATCCCATTGCCCACCTGACTGTACTATGGTATCGATATCAAGTATAATTTTGTCAAAACATTCTTGTTGATGTGGAGTTAGCATATTAAACCTTTTAATGATGTTGTCGAATTGTACAACGTCATTACTTAATTCTTACACCTTGCTCAATCTTAAACGTGATTAAGCATTCGATCTCACGGATCATTTGGGTAATTTCTTCGTCAGTGAAGTCTAATAAAACACATGTATCACGTGTAATATCAGCCAACGTATCCCGAGAAGGCACAGTCTTACCTACTACACTTTTAACCAACTTAGACACTAACTCGACTTGAAATTGACTTACTTTCTTCATAATGAACTCCTTGTTTGTTATTATAATTATATCATAATAACCTTAAGGTAACTTAAATCCCTTTGACTATTCTATCAAATACTGCTCTATTAGGAGTGTAACGAGGGTTTTCCTTGACATCACTATAACCGGTCATGAAACCATAAACGTCACCTTCAAAGTTTATTAAACACTCAACGGCAAGTCCAACACCCGCAGATCGACTTTTACCAGCAGTGCAATGTATTAAGAAGCGTTTATCTTTGTTATTAATGATGAATTCTCGAATTTCATTTGCGATCTCATGTGAAATAACAGGAGTTCTTTCGCTATCGTGTTCAGTATCCCAAAATTTGACCTGCAAAACATCAGCAAACCCTTGAATTTTTGTGTCAGGGTGTACATTAGCGTATGGGTAGTGGATACTAATGAGACATAAGTTGTCTTTATCGATCCAGTCATTGTTGTAAGCGTGGAGATATTCATCGACCCCTATAATGGCATAGATAAGATCATTGCTGATAGTGTTGAATTTATTGAAGTAAGTCATGTAATCTCCCTTTGATGAGAGATTATAACATGATTATGCTTAAACGGAGATTAATAGAGGATATTTGCCTCTTGGAAGAGTTGTTTAGATGAGATTGAATCTTTTGGTATTACACCATATATCCCTTCAAATACGATATTAGCGCTTCTACCTTTCTTACGTAACTTTGATAACTCGGAATACCCTTGTACATTGACAATTTTCTCGAACCCCGATGACAATGACGATTTAGAGGCATCACCTAAGTCAGCCCACTCTGAACCATCTTTACCATTAAGCGTGAGTTTACCATTTAAACGTATGACATAAGCGTCTTGCTCATATTTTCGTGCCACTTTTTTAGCAATCTCATTGAACTCATCTGAACTCATTGTATCAGGTTTAGTAATGAGCCATGTTTCTTCAAGACTGTTTTGTACTGAACCTTTACAGTCAGCAATCGTTTCACCGTCGTTGAGTTCATCAGAGCTCC